CACCACCCGATGCGCCGGCGCCGGCGCGCACCACGAGCTCGAGCTCGGGCCGATGCGGCGGTGATCTCCCACCCTGCTACGTGATGATGCGCGAGAGCCGCGGCGACCTACGCGCGGAGAACCCGAGCTCGAGCGCCTCGGGCAAATGGCAATTCATCGATGGCACGTGGGCGGGGTTCGGTGGGTACGCGCACGCAAGTGACGCACCCGAGGCGGTGCAAGATGAGCGCGCCCGCCAAGTGTGGGCCGGTGGTGCCGGCTGCGCGAATTGGAGCGCGTGCTAGGAGGCAACCGATGAGAGCAACCCAACGCAAGGCGCTACCGCGCGGGAGCTACGTCTACGGGCCGAGCTCGAGCGTAGGTGGCAAAGGCCGCAAGGCATACCCGATCGACACCAAGAAACGAGCCCGCAACGCGCTCGCACGCGCCGCGCAGTCACACACCGGCGGCACCTACGCGAAGGTCGAGCGCGCGGTCAATCGCAAATGGCCATCGATCGCAACCCGACACCACACACCCAAGCGCTCGAGATGACCGACCATCCGCGCCCGAGCCTCGGCCGCCGCATCGCGTACGCGCTCGCACCCGATCTCTCGATGGTGCTCACCCACGTGGAGAACGCAACCGATGCGTGCGAGCGTGCGCTCGATGAGATCACCGGCCGCGCCTACCCGGACGATGCGACGAGACCCGATCTCGCCGAGGCGCTCGAGGAGCTCGGCTACGCGCTCGAGCTCTTGCGCGGCAAGGCCGCACGGCACGGGTGATGGCGAGCCAATGGAGTGAGCGTGGCGGTACCCGCCGCGCCGAGGTACTCCGCCGCATGATCCTCACCCGTGACGATCATGTGTGTTGGCTCTGCGGCAAGCGTGGCGCCAACAGCGTGGATCACGTGATCCCACGCATTTACGGCGGCACCGATGAGCCACGCAACCTCCGAGCCGCACACCTCGAGTGCAACAGCCGCCGCCGGCAACGGCCGGCGCAAGTGCCCGCCACCTCGAGGCAATGGTGACCAAGCCACCGCACCTCACATGCGCACGATGCGGCACCGCACCACCCACCCGATGGGCGCGCTACGGGCCCGCGCTCCGATGGGTGTGCGCAGCATGTGGACGCGGCCGCCGCTCCACATGACTCAAGCGTGCTACGAACACCACCGGGGGGTGATGGCACAAACGAGGCACGAACATGGGGTGATGGGTGAGACGGGGCCCGTTTTTTCGGGCCGGCACCGGCCCGCGCACCCTGCGTCCCTCCTCTCCGTTTCCCTCCGAGGGCGCAAGCCACGATCGTGCCGACCGCGCCGGCACGTTTGCGCCACGAACAGCGGCGGCCGCCACCGGCGCAAACGTGCTACGAACACCTCCGAGCTCGGCCGATGATGACCACTCTCGAGCGGACCCACCGAGCCTCGGCCGAGCTCGAGCTCCTCGGCTCGAGCGTGCCGAGAATCGCCACCGCTCGGCCGCGCGGGCTCTCCAAGGGTGGGCTCGTGGTGCGGTTCGCACGCGATCGGCTCGGGCTCGAGCTCCTGCCATGGCAAGAGTGGACGATCCGCCACGGGTTGGTGTGGGCCGAGGGCCGGTGGAGCACGCGCACGGTGGGTGTGATGGTCGGCCGGCAGAACGGAAAGACCACGCTCGTGGGTGTGCGCGCGCTCGCGGGTATGGCGCTCTTTGGTGAGAACGTGCTCGCCGCATCGCAAAACCGAGATGTGGCGCTCGATGCGTGGCGCGAGGCGCTCGAGCTCGCGCTCGATGCCGAGCTCGAGGTTCACGATGTGTGCCGGACCAATGGCCGCGAGGCGTTTTGGATTGGCGCGCACCGTTACAAGGTGGTGAGCGCGACGCGGCGCGGTGGCCGCGGGTTGCACGCGGATCTCGTGATCCTCGATGAGCTCCGCGAGTATCGGGAATGGTCCGGTTGGGCGGCGCTCGAGAAAACGCGCCGCGCTCGGCCGAGCTCGCAAGTGTGGGCCATCAGTAACGAGGGTGATGATGGTTCGGTGGTGCTCGATTCGCTCGCGGCGCAAGGCCGGCTCGCGGCGCAAACGCAAGCGGCGACGGATAGCGCTTGGTTCGAGTGGTCGGCCGAGCGTGAGCTCGCACGCACCGATCCTCGAGCGTGGCAACAGTCCAATCCCGCGCTCGGGTACCTCATCTCCGCGGAGACCATCGCGAGTGAAGCGGCGCACGATGATCCCGAGGTATTCGAGACCGAGGTGCTATGTCGGCGCGTGGCGAGCCTCCGCCCATGGTTGCCGGCCGGCACGTGGGATGCGACTACCGAGCCGCACGCGAGCGTGCCCGATGGTGCGGCGGTGTGTTTCGCGCTCGATGCGGGGCCCGAGCTCCGCCATGCCACGATCGGTGTGGCGTACCGCCGGCCCGATGGCCGCGTGCACCTCGAGGCGGTGGCCGGCTACGTGGCGATCGATGGGCCGGTATTGCCGCGTGCGGCGGAGCGCCTCGCCGAGCTCGTGGGCCGGTGGTCTCCGACCGCGGTGGCGGTGGTCGCACGTTCGGCCGCGGAGGCGGCCGCGCTGCGTGCGCTCGAGGGCACCGAGGTGCCGGTGCTCCCGATCGGGCCGGCCGATCTCATCCGCGCCACCAACGCGTTTCACGAGAGCGTGATTGCGCGCACGCTCGTCCATCCCGCCGATCCGATGACGAGCTCGCACATGGGCGCGGTGACCGCGGATGGTGTGCTCCGCCGGCGCTCACCGGCGGCCGATGTGGACGCGGCGTACGTGCTCGTGCTGGCGCGGCACGCGGTGCTCAATGCGCCGGCGCGGCCGGTGGCACCCGATTGGGTGGCGTTCTAGCCTCGAGCGCGGTGGTGGATCTCGTGCTCGCGATCGGGCTCCTCGTGCTCGCGGCCACGGTGCTCTTGCATCTCGCATGGCATTGGCGCCGGCGCACGTAGCGCCGGCGATGTTGCCTCGAGGTTGCGCAACGCGTTTACGCTCTCCTCGTGGGGCTCTTTCGGAAACGGGCCGCGGAGCTCGAGCCGCCCGGCTCACCCATCGATACGGTGCGCGCCGGCACCCGTGTGCGCATCGCCACCGATGGCCGCGATGTATTGCTCAACACACCCGATGGGTGGGAGCAGGATCAACCGTGGTTGTGGTGGATGGGCCCGGCGGGTGGCGACGGCACCGGCGGCCCGTTCGGCCAACCGCTCACGCGAGATGATCCGTTCGGGCTCTCGGCGATGGCCGCGGTGGGCCGATGCACCACGCTCATTTGCGACACCACCGCGGGGCTCCCGTGGTATGTGCGGCGCGGCGATTACGAGCGGTTGCCGGTGCCCGCGTGGATCACCGATCCGCAAGCGTTGCGCATCGATGGCCGCGTTGTAGATCCCGCCCGCGTGTGGGATTGCCGGCTCTCGGGTGTCGAGTTTTGGGCGAATTGGATTTGCGCCGCGTTGTGGTTCGGCGACGGGTACGTCTACGCGCCGGTGCGCGACGCGGCCGGCGCGCCGGCGCCACCGTTGTGGCAGCTCCACCCGTGTGATGTGACGATCGAAGAGGGCACGTATTGGGTGGGTGAGATCCCGCTCCCGAGCTCAAGCGTTTTGCATCTCCGCGGTGCGCTCCCGTATTGGGATGGGCACGGCAAAGGTGTGATCTCCACCTACGGTGCCGAGCTCGGTCTCGCGTCCACGGTGCGCTCGTATGCGGCGGGTGTGTTCACGAGCGGTGTGCCGGCCGGCTACCTCAAGAGCTCGCAACCATCGATGACCGCGGACCAAGCGCAAGCGCTCAAGAGCGCGTGGCTCGCGCAGCATGGCGGCTCGAAACGTTCAATCGCGGTGCTCAATGCGACCACCGAGTTTCACCCGATCTCGATCAGTCCGGTGGATGCGCAGCTCAACAGCGCACGCGAGTGGAGCCTCCGCGACATCGCGATGGCGTTCAATGTGCCCGCGTACATGATGGGCGTGGCCGGCGACAGCTCGACGTACTCCAACGTGGAGAGCCGCCACCGAGAGCTCGCGCAATTCACACTCATGCCGTGGATCAATCGCATCGAGGGTGTGTTGAGCGCCGAGTTTCCGGCCGGCACGTGGCTCAAGATCGACACCAACGGACTACAGCGCGCCGACACCGCTACCCGTTTCGACGCGTACAAGAAAGCGCTTGACGCGGGTTGGCTCACGATCGATGAGGTGCGCAACCTCGAGGATCGGCCGCCGCTCGCAAGTGAGGGGATCGCATGAGTAACGAGCTCGTGATGGAAATGCGTTCGGTGGCCGAGGCCGAGCGCGTGATCGTGGGTGTGGTCGCACCGTATGACGAGACCACCTACCTCACCGGCGATCCGAGCGGCGAGCGGATACGCCGCGGCGCGTTCTCCCGTTCGATCGAGCATCGCGGCGGCAAGATCCCGCTCCTCCGCAACCACGATCGGGAGCGCAAGCTCGGCCGCTCACGCGCGTTTCGCGAGGCACCCGAGGGGCTCATCGGCGAGTTTCTCGTGAACGAGGGCGCGCCCGGTGACGAGCTCCTCGAGGAGTGCCGGCACGGGTACCTCGATGGGCTCTCGTGCGGGTGGGTGCCGGTGCGGGTGGGCCGCGGCGCCGATGGTGTGCGCGAGATCCTCGAGGCCAAGCTCGGCGAGGTGAGCATGGTGGCGTTACCCGCCTACCAAGGTGCGGCGATGCTCTCGGTTCGCAATGCGCAAGATCTCAGCGAGCTCCTCGCACCGTTCGCGGCGCGCCCGGCGGTGAACCTTTCGCCGATCGCACCGATTCTGTATCGTCCGCGGTAGCGGCCCGCATCGGCCCGAGGCTCGCCGCCGGCACCCGAGGCATCGGCCCGCCGGCACCGAGCGGCTCACCCGTTTGCACCCGTGACACCGAGTGACGCGAAAGGCGTCTCGATCCACGCGGAGGCAAACGAGATGATCCAATACCTTTCCCGATTGACGGCCGAGCGTGACTCACTCACCGAGGCCGCCAACGAGCTCACCAACAAGGCCGCCGGCGAAGAGCGCGATCTCACCGACACCGAGCGCTCGAGCATGACCGCATGGCAAGAGCGGTGCGCCACGATCGATGCGCAGCTCGTGGAATACAACGCGCAAGCGGAAAGCCAACGCGCCTACGCGCGGCTGCGCGGCGAGCTCGATGCGCCGCACGATGAGCCGCCGGCGCGCCGCAACATCGCCGAGCTCGAGGTACGCGGTTGGGGTGATCTCTTCGTGGAGTCCGATGCGTTCCGCGGCTACACCGGCCGCGGCTCGAGCGAGAGCGTGATGGTGCCGGGCCCGTTCGAGGAGCGCGCCGAGATCACCACCGCGTTGCCGGCACCGTGGGTGACACCACCGTTTGTCTACACACCGGCGACATTCCAAGCATCCACACCGCTCCTCGATGTGATCGGCAAGGTGACCACGGGGCTCTCGGCGGTGCAATGGCTCCAATGGGCACCCAACCCCGCGCCGGCCGCGCCGGTGGTGGCCGAGGGCGCGGCCAAGCCCGAAATGGCGATGACACCCACCGCCAAGAGCGACAGCCTCGACACCTACGCGCATTGGAAAGGCATCACGCGCCAAGCGCTCGAGGACATACCGCAAATTCGCTCGATCGTGGAGGGCCGGCTCCGCCAAGGCATTCTCACCGCGCTCGAGGCCGCGGTCTCGGCCGCGTTGCAAGGTGAGGCCACCATTCCCACCCAAGGCGGCTCATCGATGATGGGCGCGATCCGCTCCGCGGTGGCGGTGGTCGAGACCAACGGATACGGGCCCGCGAACGCGGTGCTCCTCAACCCCGCGGATTTCGCGGATCTCGACATTGCCGCGATGGCGACGACCAACAACGGGCCGGTGGGCACCTCGAGCTATTGGGGGTTGCGGCCGGTGGCGGTGCCGAGTCTGCCCGCCGGCACCGCGTACGTGGGCAACATGGGCACCGCGGTGCAGCTCTTCACGCGCGGACAAACCGCGCTGTACCTCACCGATTCGCACGATGACTACTTCATTCGCAACATCGTGCTTTTGCTCGCGGAGATCCGCGCGCTCGCAACGGTGCCCGATCCGCTCGCGGCGGTGAAGATCACCGGCATTACACCGGCCGGCACGCAAGCGGCCGCGCCGAGCGGCGGCCGATAGGGGGGACCAATGCCCGCCACCGTGGAGAGCCTCAAGATCTTTCTCGGTCTCGATCCCGCATCGAGCCAAGATGAGGCCGCGATGCTCGCCGCGGTGGCGGCCGCCAACAACCAAGCCACCACATGGCGGCCCGATGTCACGCTCGATCCCGATGGTGTCGAGCTCGACGGGTGGCCACCCAAGATCGATGAGGGCGCGAACCTCTACGCCGCGCGTGTGTACGGCCGGCGCGGCTCGGTTGCCGGTGTGGCGGGGTTCGCCGATCTCGGCATCTCCGCGATCCCGCGCCTCGATCCCGACGTGCGCGCGTTGTGGGAGCTCGGCGAGTTTCAACCGAGCGTGATCGCATGACACTTGACGAGCTCCTCGCGCTGTTACCCGACAACACCGCGGGTGAGATCGGCGCGGACGATATGCGCACGATCACCACCGAGCTCTACAACAAGGGTGCGCTATTCGCCACCGGCACCGTGGCCGGCCCGCTCGCGCTCGGCGCCGCGGCCGCGTGGACACCATTGGGCACACCGCGAGATTTCACACTCGCCGCCGACCACCCGTGTCTACTCATCTTGAGCGCGTACCTCGATACCGCGGTCAATAACAACGCGGTGGAGCTCGCGCTCGCGCTCACCGGCGCCACCGTGGTACCGCCGCAAGATCACCAACGGTTACGCGCCGGCGCGAAACAAACGGTGGACGTAACGCTCTCGATCTCTTACGTGCAAGCGCTCGCCGCCGGCACCACCACGATCGCCGCGCAATACAAGGCCGCGGTAGGTGGCGGCTCGGTCGAGAATCTCACGCTCACCGCGGTGGCGCTCGGGTGAGCGGCGCGTTCTCCTCCGCGTTTGGCTCCGCGTTCGATATCACCGCGGTGGCACCCGAGCCCGGCGTGCTCGGGAGCTCTTACCCGCGTGCGCTCGAGCTCGCCGCGAAACTCACCGCCGCCGGCATCCGCGCCACCGCCGATCCGCGCAGCGCAACCCCGCCATGCGTGCTCATCCCGCCGCCGCGGCGCGAGTGGGATCTCGCGTGCGGCTACACCGCCACGTGGCAATTGGTTGCCATCGCGCCCGGCACCGGCAACGCGGACGCACACAAGGTGCTCGATCTCCTCGTGGACGCGGTAGCCGAAGAGCTCCCGCTCGAGCGCGCCGAGCTCATCTCTTACGTTCTCTCACCCGACAACCCACCGATGCCCGCATACCGGCTCGATTACGTGGAGGCGCTCGCATGACCATCGTGGAATCTCGGCTCAAGGATGGCGAGCTCAAGCTCGGCACCACACCCACCGAGCTCGATTTCTCGTGCCAAGTGACAAACGCGCGGATCAATTCGTCCTACGACGATGATGGCGACGCGGTCGAGACCTTGTGCGGCGATCAGATTCCCGCCGGCCGCAAGCTCTCGGGCCGCTCACTCGCGGGCACGTTCATCCAAGATTGGACGGCACCGGCCGCGGAGAGCATCACCGAGTTTTGCTATGAGCACGATCTCGAGGTGATGGCGTTCACCTACACACCCAACGCGGCGGGGCCCACGCTCTCGGGTGAGCTCCGCATTGAGGTGCCATCCGAGACCTACGGCGGCGACGTGAACACGCGGCTCACCTCGGATTTCGAGTGGAGTCTCACCGCGCAGCTCGTGCGCACACCCGCCGGCGCCGCCGCCGGCGCCGCCGCGCCCGAGACCGCCGGCGTATGACCGAGCCGACCGTAACGGTTGAGGGGCTCAATACCCTCGTGCGCACGCTGCGGCGCGCCGGTGAAGATATCGCCGAGCTCAAAGAGGCACACGCGGCGGTGGGCTCGATGGTGGCGGCCGCCGCCGCGCAACGTGCGCCGCGCCGATCGGGCAACCTCGCGGGCTCGGTGCGGCCCGCGAAACGTGCCAACGGTGCGCGCGTGATGGCCGGCCGCGCCTCGGTGCCCTACGCGGGCCCGATTCATTGGGGTTGGCCGGCGCGCCATATCACCGCTCAACCGTTTGTGAGCGAGGCCGCGCGTGCGACCGAAAGCCGATGGGTAGCGCGGTACACCCACGATGTGCAAGCCGCGCTCGATCATGTGAGAGGCGCTTGAGATGGCATGGCAACGGTTCCGCGTAGAGCTCAAGGGTGAGAGCGAGCCGATCGTGGTGGAAACGTGCGCACGCGATTGGGCATCGCTCGTGATCGATCCCGAAACGCCGCGGCCCATGGAGATGACGTTTCAGGTGGTGCACGCGGCGCTCATGCGCACCGGCACCGAGGTGCCGCGCAACTATGACGCATTCCTCGAGGTGCTCGATGGGATGCCCGAGAGCCTCGATGCCGAGGAGCTCGAGCAGCTAAACCCTACGGGCGCGACACCCTAGGACGGCTCGCGGTGATCGTCGCGCTCCGCACCGGCATCGCGCACGAGGAGTGGCTCGCCGATACGCGTGCGCTCTTCACCGCGGTGGAGGTCATCGAGGAGATCGATCGCGCGCAGCGGAGGCGTTAGGTGGCCGCGCCGGCGATCCTCAAGATCGACATTATTTCGGACGCGTCGAAACTCACGCGCGATATCGGCAAGGTGGAGAGCACCGGCTCGCGCGTGAAGAGCGTGCTCAAAACGGTGGGCGCGGCGGTGGCCGGCGCGTTTGTCGTGGATCAGGTGCGACAGATGGTCGGCGCCGCGAGCGACCTAAACGAGACGATCAACAAGAGTCAGGTGGCGTTCGGCAAGAGCTCCAAAGAGATCCTCGCGTGGAGCAAAACCGCGGCCACCTCGATGGGGTTGAGTCAGCAACAGGCGCTCGAGAGCGCGAGCTCGTTTCAGACGATGTTCACCCAAGTAGGGCTCGGCGAGAAGCAGAGCCTCAAGATGAGCACCGGCATCGTGAAGCTCTCCGCCGATCTCGCGTCATTCCACAACGTGAGCGGTGGCGCCGCGGAAGTGTCCGACATGATCGCGAGCGCGATGCGCGGTGAGTATGACTCGCTACAGCGGCTCATCCCGACGATCAACGCGGCCAAGGTGCAACAAAAGGCCATGGCGATGACCGGCAAGACCAATGCCGATCAGCTCACCGATTCCGAGAAAGCCGCGGCCACCTACCAATTGGTGCTCGAGGGTGCCGGTAAGGCCACGGGTGATTTCGCGCGCACGAGCGGCGGGCTCGCGAACCAACAGCGCATCGCGCAAGCGCAATGGCGCGATCTCCAAGCGCAGCTCGGCAACGCGCTCCTTCCCGCGGTGACCGCGCTCGCGAAGGTGTTCAATGCCACGCTCCTACCCGCGATCAAAGCGCTTGCCAACAGCGGGCTCTTACCGTGGGTGATCGGCGCGGCCGCCGCGATATGGGTGCTCAATGCGGCGCTCGATGCAAACCCGATCGTGCTCATCGCGTTGGGTGTGGTCGCGCTCGTGGCCGCCATCGTGCTCTTGTGGACGAATTGGGATCGGGTGTGGACGTGGATCATGGAGCACAAGGCTTACGCGGCGATCATCGCGTGGTTCTTGCCGATGGTCGGCGCCATCGTGGGGCTCGTCGCGATCGTGAAATGGCTCGCGAGCAATTGGGATGCGATTTGGTCCACGATCCAATCGGTGGTCGGCGCGGTGGCGGGTTGGGTGCAAGCGCGCCTCGATCAGCTCGGCGCGTGGCTCTCACCGTGGGTTGCGATATGGCGCGCCGAGATCGGCGCGGTAATCGCGATCTTTCGCACGCTCATGGACGCGGCGAGCGCGGTCTACTCATGGGTGCGCGACAAATTCTCCGCGTTGGCCGATGCCATCTCCTCGGTGTTCGGTGGGATCTCGCACACCGTGGGGCTCATCGTGAACGCGATCAAAGGCCCGATAAATACGGTGCTGCGCGCGTGGAACGCGATCGAATTCAAGGTGCCCGAGGTGAGCGTGGGCCCGTTCCACTTCGGTGGCCAAACCATCGGACTGCCCGATATCCCGTTGCTCGCATCGGGTGGCTCGGTGCTGCGCACCGGGCTCGCGATCGTCCACCGTGGTGAGCAATTCTCGGGTGTGGGTCGCACGTTCGGCAGTACCACCAATCTCACCGTTCATGTGACCACCACCGGGCTCGGTGCCGATGCACCCGAGATCCAACGTGCGGTGGCCAACGCGTTGCGCGGCTACACCGCGCGCAACGGGCCGCTCGACGTACCAACCCGAGCGAGCGCGTGAGATGGCGGCGTGGCATCCCGGTGATGCGTGGCCGAGCGGCACCGTAGGTGGTGCGAGCTCACCGAATTGGGGCGGGTACGTGCGGCTATGGGTGCGCGCGGGGCTCGCCGCCGGCAACACATTTCACATGGGCCCGCACACCTACGATCGGCTCGATGCCGGCAACGTGATGGGTGGCGGTACACCCGTCACGCTCTCCGCCGGCGCCGAGCGGTTGTGGGTGGATCTCTCGTGCGATGTGCTCGATCTCGAGGTGGCCGGTGGCGCGAGCTCGAGCCAAGGCATTTTCTCCAAGCCCGATAGCGCGACCGCGCAAGTCACGCTCGCCGATCCCACCGCCAAATACGATCCGCTCAACCCACACTCACCGTACGCGTATGGCGGCCGCTCGCGGCTCGTGCCCGGCACACCCGTGGAGGTGTTCGCCGAGGTTGTCAATGGCGACACCGGCGCGTGGCAACGCGTGGAGCTCTTCACCGGCACCGCCGATTCTTGGGGTGAGGATTGGGTGCCGCGCCCGTGGCGCCGCCAAGCGCGGCTCATCGCGAGCGATGAGACCAAACGGTGGGTGAACTACGACCAACCCGAGCAACCACCGCAAGGTGCCGGCGACACCACCGCGCAACGCGTGCAAAGGCTCGTGGACTACTACCAATGGCAAGGCACCGTGGAGGCCGGCGCCGCGAGCTCGGTCACCTTGCAAGCCACCACGCTCGCACAATCGGGATGGGAGCTCCTCAACCGCACGCTCGATGACGAGCTCGGCTACGTCTACTTCACCGCCGCCGGCGCGCTCCGATGGGTGAACCGCACCACATGGTTTCAACATGGCGCGCCCGTGATCGTGCTCGGGTGCGATGCGCTCGAGGAGGCCGGCGAAACGTTCCACGATGTGCTCATCGATGTTGCGCCGAGCAACCTCGATCGGCAAATGCGAAACGCGGTCTACGCGGCGCGCACCGGCGGCACCACCGTGGAGGCGCTCGCACAATCGTCCATCGATCGGTTCGACCGCTACGACTACAAGCGCACCGATCTCGGGCTCGCCGATGATGGTCAGGTGGGCACGTGGGCGCAAACGGTGCTCGTGCTCTACGCGTACCCGCAAATAGCGCTCGAGGGTGTGACGCTGCGGCCGGCGATCGATCCGCGCTCGTGGGAGGTGTTCGGCCCGATCCTCGCGCTCGAATACGTGAGCGATCTTGTGCGCATCGTGTGGGCGCCACCCGATCTACCCGAAAACGTGATCGATGGGCTCGTGCGCGTGGTCGGCCACAAACACAAGATCACGCGCGCCGCGTGGGAGACCACGCTCCAAACGGTTGCCGCGCAACCGCTCCAATACGCGGGAGCGGTGTTCCACATGGGCCCACACTCACAAGATCGGCTCGACGCGGGTTTCGTGATGGGTCTCGCATAGGAGGAGGGCACGATGCCGACCAAGGTGTGGGTTGCCGGCGAAGAGGTGCTCGCCGCGGATTTCAACCCCTATGTGCAAGAGCAGGTGGTTGCAACGTTCGCCACCGCCGCCGCACGCAACACCGCGATACCCGCACCCAAGGCCGGACAGATGTCCTACCTTGCGGACTCCAAGCGTACGGAGCAATGGAACGGCACCGCGTGGACGTTGCCGTGGACGATGCCGTGGGGACGGCTCGCATGGGCCGAGATGACCGCGAACGTCAACGCGTCCACACCGACCGACCTAATGACATTGAACGTCGCGACCGCGCCACCCGCGGGCCGACTCATTCGCGTTGGCGTTCACGTCAACGTCGTGTGGAACGCCAACGCGGGAATCATCTGCTATTTCAACCAAGTAGGCGCGGCGGGTGGCAGCGGCGTATGGATTCACGCAATCAGTCCACCCGCAACACCCGTGAGCGCACAATCCACCGTCAACGCGCACGCGCTCGTAACCATCCCAACCGCGGGCGCATACAAGATCCAAGGCGGACCATGGACCGGTGGCGCGGGCACGTCATGGCTCGGCGACGCAAACCAACAACGCGCCTCGGCATGGCTCGAAGATATCGGGCCGGCAAGCTAAGGAGACACGATGACAACACAAGAGCCCAACCACGAGCGCGAGACCATCGAGCGTGAGCGCGAGGAGCGTGAGCGCACCGTACGGCCCGAGGATCTCCCGTCACCCGATGAGAGCGACGTGAGCGACGAGCAAGACACCACCGACACCTCGAGCGACGAGGAGAGCTCGAGCGAGAGCACCGAGGAGGGGTGACCATCACGCGGCTCGCCGCGCTCGCGGTGCTCATCGTGGGCATCGTGCTCGCGGTGTATTTCGCGATCGATGACACACCGGCCGCGTGGCTCATTCGGCTCTCGTGGGCCGGTGCCATCACCGCGGGTTTCGCGGCGGTGCTCTACGCGGCGGTGCGCGCCACTGATCGGAGCCCGTAATGCTCGTGCCCACCGATTACCCGACACGGCTCGCGCAACGCGGGCTCGTGGTCAATGTGTTCGATGGGTGGGAGAGCCACGGTGGCTCCGCCGACCACCGCGCGGTGGTGATGCATCACACCGCGAGCTCGAGCTCGAGCTCACCCGAGGCCGATGCCGCGTACTGTCACCACGGCTCGAGCGACAGCCCGCTCTACAACGTGCTCATCGACCGATACGGGTGCGCGTGGATCTTGGCGCGAGAGAAAGCCAACAGCTCGGGCAAGATCTCGAGCGTGGCGCTCACCGAGGCGCTCGAGGGCCGCGCGGGTTGCGTGAGCGCGAGCGCACGCGGATTGCGCGATGACACAAGCGCCAACGATCGGCTTTTCTCGATCGCTGCGCAAAACAGCGGCACCGGCGAACCATGGAGCCAAGCGCTCCAAGATGGCTTGGCCATCGCCGCCGCGGTGGCGCTCGAGTGCCTCGCGCTCCCACATGCCGGCTACGTCACCGAGCACCGCGTGCTCACCGCACGCAAGATCGACACATGCGGCGGCAATTGCCCACCCGATTGGCAACCGCTCGTAACCAACGCGCTCGGCGGCAAGGCCGCCGGCACCTCACTTGTGGAGCTCGGAATGTATATCGCTTTTGGACCAAACGGTGCCGCGCTCGTCGGACCCGGCTACTGGTGCAACATCGACCAAGAGGGCTATGACGCGTTGCTCAAGGTGCCGGGAATGAACGTGGTCTCGGTTGACGCACGCGGGTGGGACGTGATGCACGCGTGCGCGACCCACGGCCAATCCGCGGACGATCCGACCACATGAGCGCGCCCGCGCGGCCACCCGCACCGATCGGTGGCGGCCGGCTCACCCGCGATCCGGTGCGGTGGACGTGGGTGCTCTACGGGCTCGTGCAAGCGGTGGTAACGGTGCTCCTCGGCGCCGAGGTGGTCTCCGCCCAAGGTGGCGCGATCATCACCGGCGTGGCGCTCGCCGCCTATATCGCGGTCTCCGAGCTCTTCGTGCGGCCCGAAACGGTGCCGCGCGTACCGCTCGAGGAGCTCGCCGCCACCCGACCATCCGAGCCGCCACCGGGCCCGTGAGGTGGATGCGCACGAGCTCGAGCTCGCGGTGGGCGCCACGCTCACCGGCGTGGCCGCGGTGCTCACCGCATGGGCCGCGGTGGTCAAGGCACGCGGCGAGGCCGAGGCTCGTGGCGAGGAGCAATGTGAGGAGCGGCTCAAGGCCGCGCGCACCGAGGCCGAGGCGGTGGCCGATCAGCTCCACACCGAGCGCATGAGACGGGCCGAGGGCGCGTGAAGAGCACCGGCTACCTCATCACCTCGGTGGTGTGTATCGCCGCCACCGCCGCGCTCGGCACCGCCGCCGCCACCACCTCGAGCCCGAGCTCGAGCGAGCCGACACCCGTTACCGTCACCGTGCCGGTGGCCGGCCCACCGGGGCCCGCCGGGCCCGCCGGCAAGGACTCCACCGTGCCGGGCCCACAAGGCGCGCCGGGCCGAGACTCCACGGTGCCGGGCCCACGAGGCGCCGCCGGCGCGCCGGGCCGAGACTCCACGGTGCCGGGCCCGAGAGGCGCCACGGGGCCCGCCGGCGCGCCGGGCCGAGACTCCACGGTGCCGGGCCCGCCGGGCGCCACGGGCGCGCCGGGGCCCACGTGCCCGCCCGGCTACACCGCCACCGAGATCGACGTACACCAACGCAACCCCGAGGCCACCGCCACGCTCCTCGCGTGCCTCAAGGGTTGAGCCGGCCGACACCCGCAAAGGGTGAGGCGCCGGCCGGCTCACCTCGTGCCTCGAGCAATGCGCCGCCAAGCGCTATGAGCGCTCGGGCACGTGGTTACCGTACCCTCGCGGCGCACGGGGGACGCGGAGTCCGTCGTGCCGGCACCGCCGATCTTGGGTACCGGATTGGGTACCGAGCACGTGCCCAACGTTGCGCAACGCTCGCCACGCATGGCCAACGGTTGCCACGAAAACGGCCCGTGAGCAGGGCAAACGGGTGACGGTTGGGCAACGGTGGGCAACGGTGGCGCACCCGTGAGCGCGTTTTGAGTCCGTCGTGTCTGCCATTCCACCACTCGGGCTAGCTCGATGTTTTCCCTGCTCAGAGGCCATTGCCCAACCACGAGGCAACGTGCCACCATGGAGACGGGTACAGTATTGGGTACCCGTGACCACGGTTGACCAAGAGCAAAGGGAAAGCACGATGAGAGGCTACAAAGAGCCGCGAGGCACCGCACCCGATGGAGGCCGCCGGTGGCGGCTCCGCATCAATCTCGGCCGCCGGCCCGACGGCACGCGCGCCACCTACTCCGAGGCGTTCAAGGGTTCCGCGCGTGACGCGGATCGCCGCATCGCCGAGCTCGTGGCGGGGTTCGATGAGCTCGCCAATCTCAACCGCCGCAAAACGTTCGGGCAGCTCGTGACCGAATGGCGCGAGGTGGTCGCGCCGAGCCTCGCGGACTCCACCCGCCGCGGCTACCTCGCGAACCTCGAGCGGTACGTGCTCCCACGGCTCGCGGAGGTGCCGGTGGCCAAGATCACCGCCGGCGAGCTCGAGCGCCTCTATCGCGAGCTCGAGGCCGGCCGCGCGCCCGGCACCGTCCACCAAGTGCACGCGGTGATCTCGGCGCTCCTCACCACCGCGGTGCGGTGGGAATGGATCGACCGCAACCCCGCACGCGCGACCAAGCGCACCACGATCCCGTGGCAACCGCCGCGCATCACCGATGCCACCCACGATGAGATCCGCCGCGTGCTCGGCGCGATCGATGAGCCCGCGTTCCGCGTGGCCGCGCTCCTCACCGCCGCCACGGGTATGCGGCGCGGCGAGCTATGCGGGCTCCGATGGTCGGATCTCGAGCTCGAGGCCGGCGTGCTGCGCATCGAGCGCGCCATCGATGTGGTGCCGACCACGCGCGAGGTGATCGTCAAGAGCACGAAAACGCACGCGGTGCGAGAGATCCACCTCGATGCCGGCACCGTGGAGCTCTTGCGCGCACATTGGGCATGGGCCGCGGACTACGCGCTCGAGGCCGGTGTGATGCTCGAGCCGCTCGCGTATGTGTTCTCCGACCATCCCGCCGGCTCGGAGCCATGGAGGCCCGACCGCGTTACGTGGGCATGGCGGCGTGCTCGCGCGGCGAGTGGCGTCAAGGGTGTGCGGTTCCACGATCTCCGCCACTACCACGCAACCGAGGTGCTCGCCGCAACAGACTCGGCCACCGCGCGTGATCGGCTCGGCCATCGCGATATGTCCACCACCAACCGATACGCGCACGGGCGCGCGGCCGCCGACCAACGCGCCGCGGACGCGGTCGGCGCGAGGGTGCGCGAGCTCGGCCGGTGAAGCGTTGGCCAACCACGTGCAACCGAGGCCAACGGTGGGTAACGTCCGCTCGGGCTCGTCGCACCGGGATCGTGGGAGCGGTGGCGGTGTGGGTTTTTTTGCGTTACCTCGCGATGCGGAATTGGCAACCCAAACCACACCGCCACACATGGAGGGCCGGCGCTTGACTCCACATGATCCCGACGCGGCCGCCGCATGGCTCAATGGCGCGGCCGCGATGATCGGAGCGCTCGCACGCAAGCTCGAGTGCTCCACCCGTCGCACCGAGCAACGCGTTGCCGAGATCGAGCAGCGCGTTACCGAGATGACCGAGCACTACGCGAGCCACGATCATCGTGCTCGTGGCTCTCCACCATCGCGCTAAGTTCTTCAACCTTGCGCGAGAGCGCATCCACGCGTTTGGCGAGCGCCTCGTTACGCTCGGCAACCTCAACCAAACGCAACACCGAGGCACGCGCTCGATGATTGGCCACGCATTTGCGCCAAGGCGTTGCGGTGCTATTCGGTGGCTCTAACTCTTCGATGAGCCGCTCGAGTAACGCGGGTGACGGCATCACCTTGTCAGACTCAATGCGCGAGAGATGAGACTTTCCAATCGCGCACGCGGCCGCGAGCTCCGATTGTGAGAGGCCACGCTTTTGGCGGGCTCGTGCGAGCTCTTCACTAAATGACACCACCGTCACGTGACTGTAGTTGACCACGGTTGGCCACGCATGGCCAAGGCCCGCGCGTTGCGCAACGGTTGACTCCGCGTTGGGCAACGTTCTACGTTCGGCCACATGCCCGCCAAGCCCGCGCGGCGCACCGCCGCGAAGCCCGCCAAGCGCATCACCAAGCGCACCGCCGGCCGCAAGGCCACCACCAAGAGGGGCGCCGCCGCGCCACCGCCGCCGCCGCTCGTCTACACCATTCCCGCGGCCGCTCGAGAGCTCAAGGTGTCCGATAAAACGGTGCGGCGGCTCATCAATGAGGGTGAGCTCCGAGCCCGCCGCGTGGGCACACAATTGCGCATCACCCACGCGGAGCTCGAGCGGTTCTTGGGGCTCTCGTGAGCCCGCCGCGCACCGGCCGCGTGAACCGCGGCCGCGGCCACTCCTACTACCTCGATGGCGAGCTCGTGCCCGGCGTGACCACGATCCTCGGCAAAGGTGTGCCCAAGCACCTCGAGGATTGGGTGGCACGCACCACCGCCGGCTACGCGTGTGACCATTGGGCCGAGCTCGCCGAGGTGGGCACCGCCGAGAAAATGCGGCGGCTCACCTCGGCCCGTTTCGAGGTCTCGGGTGCGGCCGCCGCACGCGGTACCGAGATCCACGCGCTCGCGGTGCGGCTCGCCGCCGGCGAAGAGCTCGAGATCGCCGATGAGCTCCTCGGCCACGTAGATGCCTACCTCGCATTCATCCGTGATTGGCGCGTGCAAGAGCGGCTCGTGGAGGTGCCGGTGCTCAACCGCGAGTGGCGGTACGCGGGCACCGCCGATCTCATCGCCGAGCTCGGCGATGGGCGCACGTGGCTCCTCGATTGGAAAACGAGCGCGAGTGGTGTGTATCCCGAGGCGGCGTTACAGCTCGCCGCGTACGCGAACGCGGAGACCTACCTCGATGGCGACGGGCTCGAGCACGAGATGCCCGAGATCGATGCGTGCGCGGTGGTGTGGCTCCGCGCCGATGGTTACGAGCTCGTGCCGGTGAACGTGACCGAGCGCACGTTCCGCGTGTTCTTGCACGCGGCGGTGGTCGCACGCTTCACCGAGGCACCACGCGAGGAGTACGTGAGCGAGGCGCTCACCGCGCCACGGTGGCTCGAGGCCGCGAAATGAGCATCGCGCAGTACCGCGCACCCGAGGCCACCGAGATGCCCGCGCACAATCGGTGGATCGAGCTCATGGCACCGGCGGTGGAGCTCGCCAACCAAATACGCGCTACCGGGTTTGTGCCACGCGCGATGCGCAACAACGCGCCCGAGATCGCCGCCGCGATCCTCTACGGCGACGAGGTGGGGCTCGGCCCGATGCAATCACTCGCGAAAATTGCGGTGATCGATGGTCGGCCGAGCCTCGCGGCCGAGGCGCAACGTGCGCTCATTCTCGCGGCGGGGCACAAGGTGTGGCCGCTCGAGCTCTCCACCTCGAGAGCCACATGGGCCGGCCGCCGCTCCGACGATGACGTGGTAACGCAAGTCACGTGGAATATGGACGATGCGCGGCGCGCGGGGCTCTCGGGCAAGCCGAATTGGCGCGCCTACCCGCGGCAGATGTTGAGCGCACGCGCAAGCGCCGAGCTCGCACGTGCGGTGTTCGCCGATGTGATCGGTGGACTCGCGGCCACCGAGGAGCTCGAGGATCTCGAGAGCAGCGGAGCGGAGCCGCAAGAGGTGCCCGGTGCCGGCGCGACAGGGGTGGAGACCACGCGGCCCACCACGAGGCGCCGGCGCCGGCCCACCGCGGCCGCCATCCCGATCGCACCGCCGACCGAGCCGCCGGCACCACCCGAGCCGCCACTCGCGGGTGAAGAGGGGCAACCCACCGCATCGCGCGGGCAGCTCAACCGTTTGCTCGGGCTCTACCGCAATCGCGGCGTGACCGACCGCGCCGAGCGGCTCCAACATGCGAGCTCGGTGCTCGGCCGCGTGCTCACCTCCTCGAGCGAGCTCACCGCCGATGAGGCGCAACGGGTGATCGATGCGCTCGAGGCCGCACCACCGCCACCACCCGAGGAGGAGGGCACCACGTGAAAGGCACACCCGATCTCGTGCGGTATCAGCTCCGAGGCACCGCCGGCGATGAGAAAGAAAACGAGGCGCTCGAGCTCGGCGCCGAGCTCGTGGTGGTGCTGCGCGGCGTGGTCTCCAAGATCGCCGAGCGCACCAACGGCGAGAGCCTCGTGGTGTGCGACACCTACCTCACCGCCACCACCGCGGTGGTGATCGACGGGCCGCTACCCGCCGGCATCCGAAAGCAGCTTGACGCGGCGGCCGCCGCCGCGATCGAGGGCACCGATCGGCTCTTGTGATGGGCCGGCTCGAGGAGCTCGAGGAGCGCGTGGCGCAGCTACAGCATGAGCTCTCGGAGCTCGTGCGCCTCGGCGCGAGTGATGCCCGCGTGGATCTCCTCGCGGCCCGCATCGCCGAGCTCGAGCGCCGCACCGACCACCTCGAGGGTGACGCGCGCAACGCATCACGCGCCGAGCATCCAACCGCGCGAGCGATGAGGCGCCGATGATGGCCACCGAGGAGCGCAACGCGTACAACCGGGATCAGAAAGCCCGGCGGCGCGCGGTGCTCGAGGCCGAGGCCATCGCGGACATTGTGGTGGCCAAACTCGCGGACAAACTCGCGGACATTTTGGTGGCTGAGGTTGTCCACAGAATGTCCGCGGCCATCGAGCCCGTAGGGCTCGATGAGCTCGAAATGTCCGCGGATGGCACCCACCCTGCCCCGAAGGGGCAAGGGGTGGGTGGGTGGCCATCGGCCGCCGCGGACGCGGACCGCGGACGCGACACGGTGGATAACGCGCCGCGGACGCGGACAACCAATGCGCCGCCGATCGTGGCGCGCTGCGAGCGGTGTGGCCACCTCGTGGTCAATTGCCAATGCCGCGCCGGCGAGCGTGCGACGTGACCACGTTCGCCACCGAGGCCGACCGCACACGCGAGCTCGAGGCCGCCGGCCGCATGGAGCGCGCGTGGCGATGCGAGCTCCACCGTTTTGCGGGCCCGTTCGCGCCGATTGACTTCTACGTGCTGCGGGCCCGCCGATTGTGCGCGGTGGTTGAGGTCAAAGGCCGCACGTGCCCGGCGAGCCAATACCCGGATGCGTTGCTCTCTCTCCGCAAATGGTGGGCGCTCGATGCCACCGAGCGCGCAACCACGTTGCCGGCGCTCTTCGTGGTGGCCTACACCGATGAGCTCCGGTGGATACGGGTGCGCGACATCGATGCGTCGCGCCTCGAGCTCGGTGGCCACACCCATCCACGAGCTCCTGCCGATCGCGAGCCGCTCATCCGCGTACCGATCGAAAGCATGAGGCCGGTGTGAGGCGCTCCACCCACGGGGTTGGGCCCGTGGTCGGCCGGCCGCGCGACCGAGCCCGCCCGCCCGCTCGGCGCGTGGTCGGTCGGCCACCGGCGCCGAGCTCGGTGTGGCGCGGTGTGGCCGCCGCGCTCGGGCTCGAGCTCGCCATCTTCACGCTCGTGCTCTTGGGGCTCATGCGATGGTGAGGCGCCTCGCGTACGCGGACCCACCGTATCCGGGGCAAGCGCACCGCTACGCGGGTGGCCGCGAAGTGAACCACCCGCTCCTCATCGAGTATCTCCGCACGTTTGACGGGTGGGCGCTCTCCACCTCGGCGGCCGCGCTCCTCGAGGTGTGGCAGCTCGCACCCGAGGCACGGTGCGCCGCGTGGGCCCGTACCTACGCGGCCAACGGGTGGAGCCGCGTGCGGTGGTCATGGGAGCCCGTACTCTTCGTGACCGATCGGCGAGCGCTCGCGCCCGGCGAGCGCTCCACCGTGTGGGATGCGCTCGTGGCCGCGCCCGGCGGTATCGGTGGCCACGGCGAGGGGTTCACCGGCGCCAAGCCCGCCGCGTTTACCGCATGGGTGCTCGAGCTCCTCGATTGGCACGAGGGTGACCACCTCGAGGATCTCTTCCCCGGCTCGGGTGCGGTGACCGCGGCCGCACGGTGCCGGCAACCGGAGCTCGCGCTCACATGACCAATACCAACGGCGAGCGCGGCAAACGGTGGGAGCGCGAGGTGGTGGCGGTGCTGCGCACCCATGGCCACCCGTACGCGGAGCGCACGCTACGCGCCGGTGCGCACGATGACCGCGGCGACGTGAGCGGCGTGGTGGGGTTCTACCTCGATTGCAAAGACTGCGGCCGGCTCGAGATCCCACGATGGCTCGATGAGGTGAGAGAAGAGGCGCGGATCGCGTCGGCCCGCTCGCGCGGTTTCGATCTCGTGCCGGTGGTGGTGGTCAAGCGGCGCGGCGCCGCACCCGAGCGCGCGTACGTGATCCTCGAGCTCGCACGGTTCGCCGAGGTGATCGAATGACTCTCGCCGAGATCGCGGTGCTCGCGCACGAGGCGCTCGAGGCCGCCGCCGAGCTCCTCAATGCCGAGGAGGCCGAGATGGCCACCGCCGGCGAGCTCGCGCTCGTGAGCATCGCCGCGAGCCTCTACCTCGATTCGGTGCGCCACGGAGCGCCACTCGCCACACCCATCACCTCGAGGCCGCAAGGGTGACCACCGGCAAGCGTGTGCCGCGCTCGGCGCCGGCCGCCACCATGAGCCCGCTCGAGGAGGCCGCGCTCGCATACGTGGCCGCACGTGAGCGCCTCGAGGGTGCCGATGCCGGCTCGGTGCTCGAGCGGGTGGTTGAGGTCGATATGGCTTGGCACGTGCTCCACCTCGCCGCCGGCATCACATGGCCGGCGTGCTGCGACGAGGAGAGCGACGAGATCCCGAGGCCGAGCACGTGATCCGCATGGCGGCCGCGCTTGTGGTGGCGTGCTCGGTCTCGGTCGGCGCCACCCACGCGCTCGAGCACCACGAGGAGCCCGCACGCATCGAGCCACCGCGCGAGCCGACACCCGTGGCGCACCTCGAGGCCGCCGAGGCCGAGACCACGCGCCTCACCGAGACCGGCGAGCGCGCACCACGTGCGGTGCTCGCCGAGCTCCACCACGCGGTAACGCTCGTGCGCTACCTCGAGACCATCGCGCCCACCACCACCGTGCCGGCGCCGGCACGATCGACACCACCCGATGCGCCGGCGCCGGCGCGCACCACGAGCTCGAGCTCGGGCCGATGCGGCGGTGATCTCCCACCCTGCTACGTGATGATGCGCGAGAGCCGCGGCGACCTACGCGCGGAGAACCCGAG